TCCGTCAGCGTCAAAGCATACGTTCACAGATCGCTCGTGCGTCTTGTCTGTGTCATCACAGGTAAAGCGAACCTGTATGTCAGTGCAGGCAGACTCTTCGGTAATGGTCTCGCCCTCGTTGTCTGGATCAGGCATTTCGTTTGTGCGAGTGCCAGTAAATTCTTCAAGTAACTCGTATGTGATGCTCATTTCAATTTCCTTTATGCGGGTGCGGGTGGAGTGTCTTGGGTCTCTTCGGGAGCCCAAGGCATAGCGGTGTCTGTAATAGGCGTAACTTTCTCGTCTATCTGCTTTTGAATCTGCCTGTTGACGTGTTCTTCATATCCGTCAACTACAACTGCCTGAATCCAACCAAGCACAATCTCTTCAGTAAGCACATCAAACTGCTGAAAGTTCTCTTCAGTCAGGTTTTCTGCTGAAAAAGGAGTGGCTCCAGAAAAAGTGCCTTCGTTGCCGTCTTCATCAGTGCCTATCTTTTTCCAATACGTTTGGCAAATTGCATTGGGTAATACAACGCCATCGCCAAGTGTCTCGTTTTTAGTCTTTAGGGAAAGCACTTCCCATGTATAAGTTACTGCCATTGTTTATCTCCTTCTGAGATAGTTATGCCTCAAGGGCTGATATACGAGCTTCAAGCGCCTCAATAACGCCCTGCTGCTCCTGAATAGTTTTTACAAGTAGTGGTACAAGTTTGCTTTGGTCTAAAGCCTGAAGCTCATCATTGCCTTGCTCATCAACAGCGTCCTTCTCGCCAACCACAGCATCAGATACGACCTCTGCAACTTCATGTGCAAGGAAGCCGTCAGTGCGCATATCGCTGTCTTTCCACTGGAAGTTGACAGGGTTTAATGACATCAACCTGCTGGTAGCGTTAATTATCGGCTGAAAGTCTTCCTTCGCCCTGTAGTCGGAAGTCGTGGCGTAAGTGGTTTGATAGTAGTTGGTGCTAATGCTGCCGTTTGCATTGCCATTCAGCGCCATGAATTTCATGTGGTAGTTAGCTACGCCACCAGAGTTTGAAGACCCGTATGATTTAACATTAGGGTAAGCATAGCCAGTGTTTGATGGACCTGCTAAGCTCAACATCGGCGCCTCAAGCTGCCCTTTCAACCAAGCATCTCCACTGCCTCCCGCAACCTCAAACAGGGTAGTCCATCCATCGCTGTGCAATCTTATTGAGTCATACTGAGAGCAATGAATTGCAAGATTGTGGCGATTAAACACAGACCGAGTATTGTTACCATAACCAATACCAGCGTTGTCGCTTCCGCCCATACATATATTAATAGCCCTCCAGTTTTCCCCCTGCCCATTATTAACTTTTATATTTTCGTCGCCATTAGCCCTGTGAGGCATTTCTAAGTACCACATCTTGCTGGTAGATGCTGGATTTACATAGTAGCCAGTGTTGTTGCTGTCGTAGAAGATTTGGGTTTTTATGTCATTTGTAGCCTCTAGATAACTGACCTTTGTTTTCCCATGGAAGGTGTTACCATCCCAAGGCTCACCTATATTCGATGTTATCGGGGCGACAGTCTGTCCGTTTGTTGTAAAACTTGAGCTTCTTACAGTTGGCACACCGCCATGGCTTATTCGGAAGTGATACTTTGCTCCACCTCTTAGGTAAACATATTCATAGCTTGAATGTCCCAGCTGACCTATTGCCCCAGCTATTTGCCCTGAAGCCCAACCCTCCGTCCATACGTTTACCTTACGAATTACTCCCGTGGTTCCCCAGCCGCTACCAATCGTAGTCCAGTCTAGGTGCAAACTAAATCCTGAGGGGTGAGTGTCCCAAGAGGGAGTGCTTCCAGAGTTCAAACCGACTTCAATTATAATTCTTGAGCGTCTGGTTGGAGCTAACGGAATGGTCACTGGATACCATGTACTCTCACTAAGAGAGGTCATGTCAACAGTTGTTCTATTACCGATTCCAGCTGAGACATCAAGAGAGTTTAATACGCTTTCCGAGTGAGGGTCTAAATAATAGGAGGTGTTGTCGGTGTCGTAGAATATTGGAGCCCGCATGTCCACACTATTATTCGCGCTAACATTACTACGCAAGTAGGACGAACCTTGTTGCCCATCAAGCAGATCAGCATCAAGCCCTGAGCCTGAGCCATCGTTGCCTGTGTGCCAAAATGTTCGCCAGCCACCCCAACCTCCAGCGTTGGTTTTGCTTCTAAAATACGCACTGTTTTGACCAGTGCCGAATCCAAGTTGCGTTATCCAGTTGCTAGAATTGTTGTGCGAACTACCTTCACTTACAATACTTATAGCTTGACCGTAGTTATCTGAAGGTCTGTTTGATGTTCCACTATTCCAACCAAACATCCCTGCTCTATAGAGTGCTGAACTATTGAGGTCACTAGAAAGACCAGTGCTAACTCTTACAAATGCTGTTTCGTGCTGACCATCAACAGTATCAGCATCTAAGCCAGAGCCAGAGCCGTCTGATGCAGAAGTCCAGACTGTAGTATAGCCAGACCACCCTTCGCAACAATCCCGTAAACTTCTTAGCTTTAGTTGACCTTTTGATGAGTGCCAATCTGTTGACAGCTCAAACCCAGCGCTGCCGGTATACATGACTTGCAGAGTGGTGTCGTATGTAAATGGTCTATTTGAGCCTGTGTTGTAGCCGCTATATGCCCAAACGCCTGCGCCGTAATTCCCTCTATTAGACGTTGATGCGCTGCTTGCTACATAATTCTGACCGCCTCCTTTTGCGCCAGTGTAGTAAGAACCCTGCTGACCATCAAGCAGATCAGCATCTAAACCAGAGCCTGAGCCGTCGTTGCCTGCATCCCAAACTGTATTGCCTGCTCTAGTTATGCTTCCTGAGCGAGGCACGACGACATTAGTTCCAGATATATTAGTGCCGGAGCCTTTGTAATTAATATATAGATGTTCGTAGCTGCCACTAGCGTTGTACATCTGAAGTTCATTGCTAGATAACAGCCTTAGAGTGCCTGCGCTTCCGCTGCCTGTATTTAACATCGTACCCATTTGAGCATCGGGCACTCTACCTGCATTTAAATTACTAGCATTTCTATAGTAAGACCCATGCTGTCCATCTAACAGATCAGCATCTAAACCTGAGCCTGATCCATCGTTGCCTGCATGCCAGACTTTGTTGCCCTGTAGGTGCATACCGCCAGTTCTAGTAATCCTAGCGATCTCTTGGTAAGTGCCTGTTTGTCTACTCTTAAAATACCATCCAGTAGTATCGTTATTCTCTGCGTGTTCAACAAAAGTGGTCTGATGTCCGCCTGTAAGGTTAGGAGTTGATGAGCCTGTAGCAACAGAACCGCGAACGGAAATAAAATGGTTATCGTTGCTTGTGTAACCCTTAAATACCCCGTAGCCGCTTCCACCTTCAATCGCAGCATCACCCTGAAAATTAACCTTTCCAGAAAAATCTGCTGTGCCAATGTTGGTCAGGTTGCGGCTAGCGGTCACTACCTCAGTTCCAGAAACGTAGTAGCCCCCTGCGGCATTCATTGAACTTGTTGAGGTTATTGCTCCAGAGCCAATCGTGCCAATGTTGGTCAGGTTGCGACTAGAGTCTATTACTGTAGTGCCGTTTACTTTGTATCCAGCTATTGTCGATATGGTTTTATCTACTGCATCAAACCGAACAAACTCGCCTGCTGTGTTTGAGCTATCAAAAACAAGGTCGCCCGTTGTTGATTCCCTGTAAATATTCCAGTAAAAGCCACTGGAGTAAGCCAGTCGTAAATGCTGATTGCTGGAGTTAGTAATTGTAGCTAACCCTTGACCAGTATATGTCCCTATGTTGGTCAGGTTGCGGCTAGAGTCTATTACTGTGGTGCCTGCCATCTTTAAAGCACCAGAGTTTATGTCTACGTTTGCACCATCAACAGTTAATCTTGCTGTGTTACCTGTTCTAATTACTGGTTTGCCGCTCTGAACACCTATTTCGATGCTTGCAGTCGTATCAGTAAATCTAGCTAACGAGCCACCTTGATTAGTCTGAAATTTCACAGCTTCATAGTTATAAGTGTGATATACATACAGACCATGAGCATTTGGAGATGCTCCGATACCTACGTTTGCAAATTGTGCTGTAGTCCCTGACAGAGCGCCTGTGAGTGTGCCGCCAGACAAGGGTAGCTTTGTACCGATGCTGGTGCTTACAGTAGTAGCGAAGTTAGGATCATCACCCAGCGCAGCGGCTAGCTCGTTAAGCGTATCCATTGTCGCTGGAGCAGAATCAACAAGGTTTGTTATCTGCGTGCCAACATACGTCTCAGTAGCATAGCCAGACAAAGACTGGTGACTGGTTAAGTAGCCAGCAGTGGAGTGATCGCCCCATCCATAAGCTGTGTTCCAGTTAGACGAGTTATCAGTAAACGGAAGCGTGTATACGGTATCAGTAAAAAGGGCGTTCGCAGGAACATCCGTAAGCACCTGAGAGTCATCTACCTTTCCATCCAGTGCAGTCTGCAACCCAGTGATAAAGCTAATCGGGTGGGCGGATGGGTGACTGTAAGAGGTGCTGGAGACAGTAAAGCTGGGGTACGTTCCCGTAACAGTGGTTGAACCCGATCCTGAGATAGAGACTGTTTGGTCTGGCGCAGTATTTGTAAACTCGTTGCCTGAAAGACCGAGACCGCTGCCCGCAGTATAGACCTGACCGCCGTCACGCAAGTCTTCCAAAGCGCCAGCTGTGACCCTAAGTGCTACATCCCCTCCAGCCGAATGGCTGACAGCTGTAGTGCCGTCCTGCCCACGAGACACAGTAAAGGTAGTGCCAGATATGGCTGTAACCTTGACGATTTCTGAACCAGTTCCCGCTCCCAACGTCGCATAGAAATAATCCCCACTGCCCAATGAAGGGAATGAAGCTGCGCTGGTAACACTAATAGACGTTGCCGTAGAGGAAACGCCACTAGCCAGCGAAGTGCTAGCTAGGTTCGAGAACTGAATCGCCATTTATGGCTCCTAGCTAGCTGAGACTACCCAAGTGATAGAAAGACTATCTGTTGGCTGCTTGTTGATAACGCTGAATACCGTCCTGCAAAGCATGGTGCCAGAAGAGCTAGCGTTTAAGATGGCAGCCTCAACCACTCCAGCAGCAGACGAAGGAGTCTGAGCGGGGAATGTTGCGACATAGGTAACGTCATTGTTGTTGGCAGTAGTACTGGTTAGCGCTACTCGAGCAACTTCGGCACCAAGAGAGGTGTCTCCAGCAGCTGGGGTGGCATTTGCAGTACCGATAGCCATGTGACTCATAACCGAGGCTGAGGTTCCAGCCATGCGAGAGGCAACAAACACTTTGCCCGTGGTTACCACAAGGTTTGGGATTTCTTGAGTTTCTTTGATGGTGCCGTCTGCTGCTACTAAATCAACAGTCAAGCGCCCTTTAAGTTTTAGATCATCAACGATCATGGTATGTCTCCAGATTAATCAGCATTCAATATCAAATTGCCAATAAGCGCTTGATTAAGGAGGGCACCAGTTATTACATGCTCAACATCAAGAGAATCGACAATAGGTGTACTGTCAGATTTTCCGATCCGTGGGGACAGTGTCGCTGCGTCATTTAGCGTGGTTGTATCTGTAACTGACTTCGACGCATGAGAAGTCAATATATCTGTGGTTATTATAGAGTCTGCGGCAGGTTTTGACAAAGCAAATAAATGCTGTTCGGTCAAGCTAAACGATTGATTTGGAATATTTTTATCGACAACTGATGCCAGATCGTCAGCAAAGCCAATGACATTGCTCTTGACGCCAAGCACATCTTTATCGACCTGCGAGAAATCGTCCAGAGCAAAGTAATCCTGAAACCCAATGCTGCCGCTAAAGCTGACACCGTCTGAAAGTCCAAACGAATCGTCAGGCTCGCCAGTTACGGTGGATACTCCCGACACCTCAGTAAACACGAAGTTAAATGGCTGCCGAGTAACCACTAAACTATCAAAGTGAAATATTGAGTCTTGCTGCAAAACACTAATATCAAAGGTTTGATTCTCTGCGAACGACAGTGCATCAGAGACACCCTTGCCAGCGCCTGTAGTCACTGCATCGGAGAAACCGTATGAGTCGCTTTGAGGCTTAGAGACTGAAGCGACTGTACCATCTATGATGCTGGTCGAAGAATCGAAGTCTCGTAGGAACGTCAGGAGAGTGTGTACATCTTCTGCAAAGCTGAACTGGTCCGAACGCAGTGCATCAATCACAAACGCCTGACTCTCTGCGAACGCTAGAGAATCTTGAGAACCCTTACCTACGTTCAGCCTTGCAGCATCCACTAAGACCGCAGAGTCTTCTAGCTGCTTCCCTACAGTAAACACCGGGTCAGCAGACAGGAAGCCAATCGCATCGCTAAGACCCTTGTCTACCGCAAAGATAGCCTCATCTGAGAATAGGAACTCATCGTTGAATACGTAGAGCGTTCTCTCGGCGTTGACATGGATGTTGTGAAGAAACAGCTTTTGCCAGTTAGAGACAGCTGTAAGTTTGGCTATATTAAAAGATGCATCTAGCCTGCGGCTTGATAGCGAAGCAACGACGTTTTGTTGCAGAACAACAGCTGCCGTCTTTTGTATAGACGCGCTGAGCTGAAGACTTCTGTGTGTAACGCCAGCCTTAAGAGATCGATACTTTACAGAAGCATGGATAGCCATCGGCTACTAACCGAACTGTGATCGTACTTTAAACTTAATTAGATCAACGACTGTCTGGGTTCTGCCTGAAGAGTCGGTGAACTCAACCTCTCCCTCAAGAACGCCTGTAGAGGATAGGGTATCCGCCGCAAATAAAAATGTAACCTTGCCGTCTGTAGGGGCTGTGACCGTACCTACTAAAGTGTCGATCAAGCCTGTTTGCCCTACCTTTCTGACACGCATGCGTACTGAGCCGCCAGACAGGTCCAAGGCTGCAAATGTGGTTGCGTCGTCAGTATCGAGAATTGCGCCAGCAGCAGGTGTATTGCTGTCCTTAAGCGTCATTTCGATCTCTGGTAGTTGGTCTCCCTGAACCAGATCAATGGTGGTCAAATATGCCATTAGATGAATTCCCTCGATTTGCAGGTGAGTGAGCCACCACTAAAGCCATACTTAACTTGGCGGATTACCCTGCCAACGCTGCGCTCAAATAGCTGCTTGTTCATTCCTGCCGCGTTTGGGTTCGACCAAGGTTGACCTGACATCATTTGGAGCCGATACAACGCACCATGAGTAATTGCTTCTCGATGCTCTTTGCCCACGCTGTCAGGGATGCTTGTGCTGGTTGATGTGGGTTTGACGGAATACAGAACCCTAAAGGAGTCAGCCTCAGCTGGTATGGGGGCTAGGTAGAAGTCAAGGTTGTCACGCTGCGCGTAATAGGCAGGCGTTCCTGTTGTGGTCTCATCTCCCAGCCTAAGTAGTAGCTGACTATAACTAATCGGCTTTAGAGCCGACTTGTCGTTAAAGATATCAAGTATGTGATTTAACTCTGTGCCCGTAGGCAAAGAAACGGCGTACTCGTTCAAGCCAGCTATCGTAGTGATAAACTCCGGCTCTGGGATGTAGATATCAGTTCTTGCACAAAAGTCTATAGCCGAATCTCTGACTGCTCTCTCTATAACAAAATCGGGAGCACCCTGAACTTCGGGGCGGACATACAGAGAAAAATCAGAATACTTCATTAGGCGCTACCTACCATCGCTGGCATTGGAGTGGTTGCACCATCCGCCTGAGTCTTAACTCCAAGCGCATTGGCGAACGACTGATAGTGCATCATGGCTCGCTGGGCGTTACCGGCGAACTCTGAGTCTTTCTGATACGAGCGATACAGGACGTAGTCCAATATGCAGTTAGCATAAACATCGTCTAGGCTAATTGTAGTTGTATCTGTATCGAAGTCCGATATGGATATCTCGGTAGGCGCAGAGGAGTAGACAATCTCAAGACTGTGAGTGCCCGCTGCTCCTTTGGGATAAACATAAAAATTCTTGGGGTCAGCTGGGTCATAAACAAAATGCTCAATCTTGTTTGTTCCTGCTGTTGTTTCATGCCAGTTAGGCAGGGTCTCATCAAGGATGCGACGCTGTACCTGTGTAACGGCTCTACCGCCCACGTTGCGTACAATCTCAATCAACCTCAATGCAGCGCTTGGAAGAGTCTGCTTACTGCCATCAACACAGCTATAGGTGGTGTTCACCATCTTTGCGTCTGGACGGTGCAGAACAACTTCTTTTTGCGCGTCGTTAAAGAACTTTAAAAGCTCTGAGTTTGGAAACCGGACATTCGTATTATCCTGCAAGATAATCCCAGCCCGATCTAAAATGTCTACTACCTTCGTGTCAGCCATTATCGGTCTCCCATTCGATTACCATTAAATCGGGGTTGTTTTTAAAAATCGGGTTGTAGTCGAACTCATTCCCTGTAATGACATTTCTAACCCGCTTTGGAACCAGCTCTTTCTCAACAGGCTTGGGGTTGGCTTTGTCTTCTGCCAATCGCTGTACCTGCTCTTCTAGTTGGGCAAGGGTCAGTCGTCGATCTAACTTGACGTTATAGTCTTCCTTGGCTTGCAGAAAAATTTCGTCTTTCTTTGTGTTCGATTTCTTAGTCATGAATAACTCGCTAAAAAGGGGGAGGCTTCCCTCCCCCGATCATTAGTCGGTATCTTAGGTCCACTTACCAACGCACAGTGCGTCAGGAGTGATTACCTTAGAGCCGTACACCTTCAGACCACGAACCTGATCGCCGAAAGTGCTTTCCATGCGAACAGTTTCAGTGTTAGTGAACTGAGACGCGAAAGACAGCGCTTTGGGGTGACCAGCCAGAACGTGCGTATAGCCTGCGTCTGCGCCGGAGCCGGGGGTGTAAACCATGTTGCTTTGGAAAACCTTGAAGCGGTCAACCATTCCAACCAAACCGTTACGGAGAGGTGAAGTAGCATCGCCAGTCAGGTAAGCCTGACGCAGCTCAGACTGCTTGAGCATAGAGATGAACTCAGGAGAAAGAACGATGAATCGACCTTCTTCTGGAATGTTCAGCTCATCAAGAGTCTTAGACAGAGTCAGAATTTCTTCCAAGATGTTAGATGAAGTGATAGTGGTCTGAGCACCGATAGTGGTAGCACCAGTTACAGCGCTAGACAGTACGTCGGTCTCAACAGCGATACGCATACCTTCAGAAGCATCAGTAGATGCAGCTTCCAGCATGTTGATGTCCGCCTGAGCAGCCAGTACGTCGTCTACCTTAAAGCTGTAGTACTTAGCCTTATCAATGAGCATTTCTACCTTGGCAGTAGTCAGCTCTTGAGTAGTGATAGAACCACTGTAGTCGTTGATAGTTACAGCAGGAACTGTACGTACAACGATCTTGTCGCCTTGACCAGAGATTTCACCTTCATAGTCGGTGTTGCTGATTTCGGGCAGAATTGATTTGCTGTAGAACTTAGCCTGAAGGAGTTTGGAAAACACCTCTGGGATAAAGTTTACTTCAGATGTAGTACCCGTTGAAAATTGTGAAAAAGACATTTTATTACCTCACAAGAGATTGATTAGCGGCGTATCGATCCACTTTCCATCGCTTTGAGTATTTCCGATTGATGCTTCTCAAACATTTCGTTTGGCATCCTCATAATCTCATCGACGGTCCAGTATTTCTTTTCGCCTTTAACTTGTGACTTCCGAGCTTTTGGCATCTTCGGTTCTGCAACCGTCTTAGCCCGCTCGAGAGTCTGCTCTTGCAGCGTGGGAGCTGGTTGT